GGTCTGGGCAGGGAAGCTCGTCGATCCGGCGGAGTATCTCCGCCTTTTCCTGCTCGATCCGCTTCTCGATCCCCGTCAGGTCGATCTCGGGCTCCTTGGCCTCAAGCTCGGCGATGCGCGCGGCGAGGGCCTTGTTCTCCGCGATCAGGGGGGCCGTGGCGCGCTCGACGGTGCCGCCGACATCTGTCGGCATCGCCGCCTCAAGTTTGGCGACGGTGGCGATCAGCGCCTTGTTCTCCTCAACCAGCGGAGTGAGGCTCTCGCGCACATAATCACGGACGACTGGCGCAAGCTCGACCATCATCGCCTCAATGGCGGATACGTCCATGCCGTTCTCCGAAATAAGGAAAGGGCGGCCCGCGATGGACCGCCCCTGAATTTTGACTGCCAAGCGTCGCCTTGCCGCGTCAGACCCAGCTTATCCTTGCCGCGCCTGCCTCGCCTGTCCTGTCCTGACCAGGCCTAGCCATGTCGTGCCTGCCAGACCATGCCTCGCCCCGCCGCACCGTGCCCGGCCACACCGTGGCCCGCCTCCGGCGCCTTGCCTGCCTCGCCGCGACTTAACTGGCCGCGCCACATCACGCCCGGCCGAGCCAAACCTTGCCTGCCTAAGCTGCCCTGCTTTGCTCCTTCGGAGATTCCAGCGCATCCAGTGCCTTGTCAAAGCCGCCAACCCCTACACCGGCATAGGCCAGCGCCGCCTCGTATCGGGAAACGAACCAGCGAAGTGACTGCGCCGCCTGTCGGCACAATTCCTCCATGTGGGCAGGATCGTCCGGGTCCGTCAGATAATACCCGCCACCATCATTGCGCCCGCCAAGTGGCGACAATGCCAGCGGGGCCGCTTTCTCTACTACGCGCAATGTGCCGCGATGAACCACCTTCACCTCGAACCGAACGACCAGACCCCGCGCGAAGTCACGGGCCTGATCAAGGCGGTATTCATTGGCCGCCGTCTCATCGTTCCAGTCGAACCATTCCCAGGCCGGATGCTCCGGCCCGGCATCGCGGACGCTCGCCAGAAACACGGCGGGATCGAACATCCCGCCGTGCCCTTCGGCGAACTCACGAACAATCTGCTGCCGCAGTTCCTTCGTGAACCTCGCCATTATGCGGCTCTCCGCTTTTCTTCGCCGTAGAAGAACTCCATCAGCTCGGCGGTGTCCTCGTCGGCAAAGACGGGATCGTTGATCGCCGCCAACTGAGCTTCGCGCCCATGATTGGCGACCAGCTCATCCCATTCGTCGTCCTGCATTTCCGGCGTGATGACGCGAAACGATCCAAAGGCACCCTTGCCCTTTTCCTGGCGAAAATCGCCTAGGCCAACGAGGACGCCCGCATTGCAGGCCAGCGTGATGACGCTCGACACCGGCAACTGCGGCAGGACGTGATGAATCTCGATCTCAGCGCCCCACCTCGGCAGAAACGCCCGCGTCCGAACATCCGGCGTCCGGTTAATGTCGGCGGACCTCACCACGTCCATGCGAAGCTGCGGAACTCCGTAAAGACCGGCCAATTCCCCCGGCATGAAAAGCAACCGCTGTGCCGACGTTTTCGTAATCCCGGATGTTTCCAGTGCCGCCGTGCACATCGCCGCCTTCATCGCCACAACGCGAAGACCCAGCGCCGTAGGGCCATCCCTCATAAGCTCAAGGCTGTCACGAAACTCAGCGACCGGATGGTGTTTGATCTGCGCCCTGTCCGCCGCCGTCTTCTTCCTGCCGCCGACCAGAAGCTGCTGCTTCGCCTTCGCCGCCATCCGATTTTGGAACATCGGCGTCTGTCCGATGATCCTGATCCTTACGACACCCCGGCGCAATTCCGGGACGACGATCTCCGTCTCAACCTCTTTCTTCGCCATTCGCTCACTCCTTGCTTCGGCGTCTGCAGGCGGGCTTTGCCTGTAAGCAAGGTGTGTATCTTGTGCCTCTTGAGCAGTCAAGCAATCTTGTGTAAGTCGCTCATGTCGCGCCCGTTGCGCCTGATTGGCTATGCGGGCATGTGAAGCCGATGGAGAAGAAAGACGTGCGAATCCAACTTGTGATCAGCCAGAGCGAGATCGACGCGCTGGATGAATGGCGCGCCCGCCACAAAATCTGGTCCCGATCCGATGCCATACGACGCCTGATCGAGCGGGGGATCAATGAGCCGCCTTTTTCTCCAAAAGAGCAATAGGCGGCAGGGCTCCGAGTTGCTTCCGTAGCACAGTAGCCGCGATCATCGCTCGCGAGCTTTCGTCATCATTCGCCTCTGAACCCGCATTATCAAGTTGGTCGATCAGCTGCTCGTCCCGCGCCGCGATGGCCGCGAGGCTGTGATCCTGAATTTGCATATAAATCGTGTTGCCACCCTCGACGGGCGGGAGGTTCACGCGCCGGCGCTGTTCGTCCAGCGTGGCGATGCCCTTGGCCTTCGCCGCCACGTCGAACCGCGTGGCGGTGTCCATCCGCATCAGGTCGTCGAGCTCGAACTCGTGAGCGAGGCCCGAGCCAAGCTCCATTCCGTCATCGAGCAGAGATTCGATATTCTCGATCAGCGATTGCAGGCAGTCAGAATAATAAAGGAGGTTCAGCACCTCGGCATTCTGGTAGGTCGGCGTCGGCCCCGCCCCGACCTTGAACGAGGGCACGTGGAACGCCGCACAGACATTCTCCGACGTCCATTTGAGCTGCTCGATGAGCTGCGCGTCCTCGGCCGTCATGGCGAGGGCCTCATATTTCAGCCCGTCGCCCAGCACCGCGACCTTGCCCGCATTCTCGCCGGTGAAATTGTTATCCCAATAGGCTTTGAGCCGGTCGGCATTTTCCTGATTGATCTGGCCCGGCGCGGTGAGGATGCCGCCCGGCCGCCCGCCGTTCTGGAATGTCCGCGCCGTATTGTTCTGAATCGCAAGACCCTGAACCGCCGCCAGCCCGCAGGCCGAAATCGGCGAGACGCCAACCAGCGGGTGGTGAAGCGCGATCATCGTGTCGTGGATGATCTCGCTCGCCGGGACGGTTACATTCTCGCGATCGACCCCGGATAGATCGTCGCGCGCAAGCTCGTAGAAGACCGAGCCGTCAACGTCCGATACCAGAGGCGTCACGCGCTGCGGATCGAGGACGTAGAGCGCCACCACCTTGCCCGAACGATCGCGCTCCTTCAGCACATAGGCATTCCCGTGGATCAGCTTCGAGACCATCCACTGCTCGAAGAACTTCACCCGCGTCTGGTAGCGGTTCGGGCGCGTGAAGACCGGATTGGCCGGGCTTGGAACCTCGATCCACAGATTGTGAGGATCGCGCTGCATGAGCTTGAGGCGCAGCTTGCCGATATCGCCCGCGATCAGCGTCACGCAGGCATAGACCGCCGCGAAGGTGAGGACGTCGGCCGTCTTCACTTCGACATTCTGCTGCCACGCGCCGGGGAACGACTCCAGGATGGAGCGCCACCAGCCGCGATGCGATGAGGGCGGATTGAGCGCCTTCTCGATCGACGAGGTGCGCGCAATCGTCAGGCCGAACAGGCGCAATTAGGCCTCTGCGATCTTCGCGTGGATCGTCGCCGCATCCCAGCGCGGCCCGGCATTCTTGCCGAACTTCTCGCGATAGGCGCGGCGGGCCTCGCCCAGCCCTTCCTTGTCGATCGGAAGCGAGCCGCCGGGATGGCCGTCATTGTCGCGATCGAGCTGAGGCAGGCGCGGCGCGGCGCGCATGTCGCGCGTGGCGTAAGTCTGGGGCGCCGACGCGCGCTCGGCGCGGCCCGTCGCGATCAGCACTTTCGCATGACCAGTCGGCGCGCTGAACCGCTCGCCCTTCGCGATCTGGCGACCGCGATAGCGCAGCGACCGCACCTTGGAAATGAGGTCCATATCCGGCTCCTTCGATCAGAAAAAATGGGGCGGGGACCGGCGATCACGCGGTCCCCGCCCTGCCCCCTGCCTTAGCCCGAGGGCGCCTCGGGGCCGTAGGCCGCCGAGGTGATGCGGTTGACCGCCTGCGCACGGCGCTTCAGGTAGTGAATCCACTGCTCGGCGCGAATGCCGATGCAGTTGTTCTGCCACAGCGAGAAGGTCGGCGAGGTGCTGCCCGAAAGATCGAGCGTGGCCTCGTTCGAGGCGTCCAGCCGAACCGCGCCATCGTTCGCGACGAAAATCTCGCTCGCGTTGACCAGGATGATGTTCCCGCTCGGGACCGAGTTGGACACGATCACCGGATAGCCCATCAGCGTGCCGCCGGAGGGCGTCACCGTCGGGAACTCCGTCTGACCGAAGGCATTGGTCAGCGACGAAATGCCGCGCGCCAGCGCCGGGGTCATCAGGATGTGCAGCGAGCCGGTCGAAAGATCGACCGCGTCGAACGCCGCGAACGCCACGTTGAGATCGTAGCGCAGCGCGTCGCCGTCCGCACCGGAAGCCGGGGCCCCCGTCACGCCGTTGGTGATCGAGGCCGGCCGCGAGGCCGAGGACGTCACACCCGGATCGAGGAACTGCTCGTCGCTGAACTGGGCGATCTGCTCGACCAGATCGCGCCGCACCGTTTCCTCGGCCGCCGGCGAGGACAGGCGAACCAGCTCCTCCGTCAGCACGACGATCCCCGCGATCTTGGTGTAGCCCAGCGTGACGCGCGTGAACTCCAGGTCCGTCACCGGCTTGGGCGCCTTCTCGCCGACCCAGTTCACCGTCGAACCGCCGACCTGCGCCGGGATGCTGACGTTGAACGGAACGCGGCGAAGGCCGTTCAGCCGCCCCATGACCGTCGCCGGGCGGAGGAGCTCGATGAACTCGCTCGCCAGGTTGTCGGCATGGACCAGCTGCTGGCCCCAGCCCGGAGACTCGTCCAGCGTCGAGCCGGGAACGGCCTTGCTGAACTGATCGCGCACGAAGTCGAAAACCTCGGGGGTCTGCGCCTTCCAGCGCTTCGCATATTCGAGGCTGTCACTGACGCTGCCGCGACCGGCGGCGATCGCCATCACGGCGCGGGCAAAGCGCGTGCCCTTCGGAAGACCCTTCTCCGTCACCTTGGCCGGTTCGCGACCACCGCGAGCGGCGGCGCCGTCCTCGGGGGTCTTGACGCCCTTCACGGCCTTCGCGCCATCCATGGCGCGCTGCACCGTCTCCATGCGCTCGATGTCGGCGTCGAGCGCCTTCATCTCATCGGACAGCGCGTCGAACTCGGTCTGGTCCTCCGCGCTCAGGCCGTCATCGCCGCCGAGCAGTTCGCCCAGCTCCTTGATGCGATCGGCCTTCACCTTGCGATCCGCCTTCGCGGCCGCAAACTTTTCGAGAATGGTATTCATTTGATTGCTCCTGGGTTGGAGGTTGAATTGCTTGCCCGTGCCGCCGGGGCGCGTGTCCCGATCCGCGCCCTGCCCACGGCCCGACGCGGCCAGCAGTTTGCGGTCGATGGATTTGATCGCGGTGATCGTGGCCCCGCTGTTGGCGGGAACGCTCACCGTCGAGAGTTCGATGATCTCGATATTCTTGAAATGAATCCCGCCGCCGGTCATGACTTCGTAGCCATCACTCAGCGCGCGGAATCCGATGGATACGGCCCGAACGAGGCCAGACTTGATCTCGCCCCATGCCGTATCGACGCGATTCTTCAGCGGGCCGGGCTCGTCGATGACCGGAATCTCGGCCTCGAACTCGATCCCGTCTTTTGTCGCGCGCTTGAGACGGGCCACGCCGATTGGCCGGTCGTGATCGTGCTGATGCAGAAGCGCCAGCGGGTTTTTGAAAACCGCGCCCTTCGGATCGATGACGTCACCCATCCTGTCGGTTTCGGGAGTCGTCGCCCAGCCGCTGAATATGCGGCGCCCGTCCCCAGCCGCCTTGACGGTGAGGAGCGCAATCGCTCTGTTCATGAGCGCCTCCTAAATTACGAGAATCTGATAGCTCGGGACGGGCTCAGCGAAGATCGCTTCCACGCCCTCGGCGATCGTCAACGCGACCATGCCGTCGATCCGGCCCGTCGCCTTCGATTTGTCCAGCTTTCTATTGCCCGCCGGGTCGGGAAGCGCCACCGCGTGCGCCGCGCACATCGCCAGCACCGGATGGCCGCCGTGCCGCACCTTGCCTTGCAGCAGGTCCGCCTCAAGCGCGTCCAGCGCAGGCGACATGCTGACATAGCCCTGCCCGAAAGGTTCCAGAGGAAGCGTAACCGCCGCCGCCTCAAGAGCCGACTTCATCCGGTCCATCCGCCAGCGGTCGAAGCCGATCTTCGCCACCGGCAGGTCGGCGACCAGCGCGCCCACGTCACGCGCCACGAACGCATAGTCGATCACCTTGCCCGGCGTCGTCCGCAGCAGCCCGGCGCGGACCCAGGCATCATAAGGCGCCCGGTCCCGCTTCGCCGCGTCCAGCACCGAGTCTTGCGGAATCCAGAAATAGGGCCGCACATGCAGCACCCCGTCCCGGTCCCGCGCCGTCAGAACAAGCGCGGTAAGGTCGGTCGTCGCGGAAAGGTCGAGCCCGCCATAAACCGGGCCGGCCAGNNCCGGGCCGGCCAGGAACGCCGCGTCGTCCGGCTCGCCGTTCCCTTCCTTCCAGACGCTCGCCGATACAAACGGCGACACCATGTTCACCCGCTGATTGAGGATCAGCACTCGGAACGTCGATTCCGCTGACGGCATCCGCTTCGCCTGTTCGGCCTGCTCCGCCACGTCAGAACGCGAGCGGAACAGCCCCAGCGCCGGATTCGCCGCCTCCCACGCCTTGGGATCGTCCAGCGCACACTCGTCCGGGGCCGTGTAGAGGTGGCACACCGTCCGCGCGTCCTGAGACCGGATCGCGTCGTCGATCAGGATCGACATCATGTCCGCGTCGGTCGGAGCTTGCGTCGATATCACGAACAGCAGCGCGTCGTCATAGGCGCCCTGCGACGTGACGATCGCATCGACGAAGGCGTCGGTCTCGCCTTTGACCTGCCCCACCTCGTCCAGGATGGCCACCACATAGGAGCCGCCGTGAGCCGTCGCGCCTTCCGCCGACAGCGCCTCATATTCGACGTTCCAGCGCAGCCCGATCAGCCGCTTGCTGGACGGCACCGGGCGGACAAGGCCGCGAAGCTCATCCGACAGCGCCACCATCTTCGCCGCGTAATTGTAAACCTCCGCCGCCTGCTTTCGCGACCGCGCGCCGGAGCATATCCGGCTGTTCTCGCGCGCCTCCGGCCCGGCGACATGCACCAGCACGATCATCGCCAGCGTGGCTGTTTTCGCGTTCTTGCGCGCCATGCTGAGGAGCGCGCGGCGGGTCAGACGGCGGTTGTCATAGACCGCGTAGAAAAACGCTTCCTGAAACGCCGCGAGCTTGATCGGCCGCCCGATCAGATCGCCTTCGGGAACTTTCAGATATCGCTCGCAGAACGCCATCGCCCTCTCGGCGCGCGTCCAGCCCTTCGGATTGGCCCCGCGCCAGTCCCGAACCTTCGGCACCGGCCCGCACTTGATCGCCTCCCGCACCACGGCGGGCAATTTGACGGGCTTCACGCCGCCCCGATGCGCCTCGCGACATCAGCCGCAGTGGGGAGCTTCTTCGCAACACCCGCCGCGCTCGGCCATGCCGTCACGGGAGCGTCCCCGCGTGTCGCGCCGAAGCGCTCATAGACCGCCTTGAACACATGCTCCGCATCCACGCCCGGCGCTGCCGCAGACCAAAGCTCATCCGCCCATCGCAGATAGAACTCATACACCTCGTCGCAGACCGAAATGTCGAACTGCTCGGTCTTCAGATTCTTGTTGATGTTCATCGACGCCCGGCAGACCATGCGCTTCGCCGCCGAACCCACCAGCGTCACCTTCGCGTGGACGTTCGTATCCCGAAAAGCGTCCAGTCCGAACGCCTCAATCATCGGCCCCGCATATTGCGGAGACTTCGAGAACATCGCCCTGTCCATCATCCAGCGGATCGATCCGATATTGCCGTTCGCCGCGAGTTGAGCGGCACGCTCCACGTCGTAAATGCCCGCCGTCCAGGTGGACACGAAAACATCGGATGCACCGCCCGCCTCGTTCAGCATGTGCTCCAGAATGTCGATCATCGAAAACTGACCGCATGTGAGGCCGGTTATCTCGTCCCCGCGATCCAGTGACCCGATCGTCTCCGCCG